GGGTTGGGTTAATTTAAATAATCATTTATATATTTAATTTTATTATCCACTAATTCATATATTTCATTTATTACATCTTCACTTATTCCATCAAATTTTATTGTTAGAACTAATTTAATGTTTAAATAAAATTAATACCAATTATAACATAGTCCTTATAAAAGACGTTCAGCCATAACTAGGTATTTGTTGTTATTTAGGTTAACCATTAAATTGTTTAATAATTTAATTTGTTCAATTGTTAACATACATTTACAACTCCATTGATTACAAATAGACAAAGTACAGTAATAACAAAGATTGTAATAACTTCAAACCATAGTTCAAATTTTTTTAATCTTTTAACTTCCTTTAAGTATTGTTTTCTACTTTTTACGTAATTACAATGAATTAATTCTTCGAACATTATCTTTTCCATTCTGTATTATCCTCCGTTAATTCTTTATTTAAATTTTTTATTTCTTCAATATAATTCATTTTGTTTCTCCTTTTGATATTTGGCGTTCTTTTCCTTGAAAATCATAGTAATTTTTATCTCACCATAAATAAACGTCGGCATTTATTTTGTATAATTATTTTTCTACAAATTCCATAGGCTTTTACCATAAAATCTTTCAAAGTTTTCCATAATTAAAGTGACTCCTTTTCTTCTTCAAATCCATTGCAAATATTATCAATAATTTCTTGAAATTCTTTAATACTAATTTCTTCTTGTTCATCTTTTGGAGTTCTTGCTAAATCTAACTGTTCAAGGCATTCTTTAAAATTATACCCTCTTTTTTCTACTTCTATTGCGATACTTACATTTGTTGCTTTCATTTTCTTCACCTAAGGATTTGTTATCCTTTCCTTTCTACAAATATAGTATATCATATTCATGTAGAAAATGCAATAGTTTCTTTAAAATTTCTACAATTATTTAAAGAATCATCTTAATAGCTTCCATGGTTTTCTTCTTGATTGCTTGTGTTTCAAATCTAACATTCCCATATCTAAAATTATCACTTAAGAATTTTAGCATTGAACTCTTGCTTGTTTTTGTAAGCATAGTATTTTCTCTATGGTCACTTGTTGTTAATGTGTAACAGATATTAAGATTTGGATTGTACTTATCGCTAATATATAATTTACCCTCATTTAAATCTCTCCATACACCATACCTTACTTCATTAAAAATAAAGTCAAACATTTCTTTGCTCTTGTCACTTCTTTTTTCTATGAACTCATCTGTATCTTCTGTAAATTCACCAAGCACACTGTATTTACCATATTCTGTATCAGCTATCATTTTAGCAAATCTGCTCTTGCTAATCTTATCCTCGAATATTTGTTTAGGCTTGTAGTATTGATATAACACATTTTCACTTGTCCAAATTTCTCCTAACTCTATGCTAGGAATCTTGAATGCCTTATGTGTATGATATGGGTTATATTGCGTTGTTGTGTTTCCAAGAAAGAAACACTTCACTCTATCCTCATATCTATCGATTGTACTATAAATGCTCAAGAACTCATCTACTTCATTTTTTACAAAGCTATTCTTTTTAGCTTGCTCTTTCATATACTCGTCAAACATAATGTAATACACATTTGGAAAACTCATTTTCTTTATCTTTTGAGCTTCTGTCAATGCAATTCCATAACAGAATATTTTCCCATCCAAATATAAATCATGCCCAATCTGTACAGCTTCTATATTTGGGTATTCATTTTCCAATACCTTTGCGAAAGGTTGCTTTATTCCAATATCATCTAGCTCACTGATAAACTGTGTGATATATACCGTTTCTCTCTGTTTCTTTATGAACTGTTTAATCAGCCACTTCTGTAAAGTGTAAGTCTTACCACTTCCACGTTTGCTATTGATGAAATTGAAATTTTTATCATAAGTAAGTATTTCATTTAGATTCCAATACATATCTTTATCTTCCATTTTCTTCACCTCTTTCATTTGCTGGTAGCTATTACATCTATTTGTTGTATTGCTTATTGCAATTTAATGAAAATATAAAAGAAGTACGATAGCTAAATTTATAGAACAAGATTCAAACCTAAAGTTGCTAGGCAAGTTTCACCTTGTAGAATCTCCTAGTCAACATATTCTATAATTAGATAGTACCCTACTTCGTATTAATTGTATCATGCTTTTAGTGTAAAGTCAATATCAACTAAAACAATTCCACCTTTAACATGCTTCATCTGTAGCTTTCCTTTGAAATGATTACCAAGCTCATAATTATCAAATGTCACGTTTTCATAACATCTTGATGGCATACCACTACATGTCACTTTTAATATACTATCTTCACTGCAATGATGTGCGAGTTGAGGATTCTTTGCTTTGTATTTTTCAATATCTTTTTCACTCTTATAGATATCTTCGATATAACATTTCTGCCTTAGGAATTTACCTCTCTTGAATCTATCTTCCAAAGCCCAATATCCTAATTTTGTAGGGTGTATCTCTAGGAACTGTTCACATTCCTCTACACTTAAAGTTGTATGAATACTGTCGGTATCACTGTAGATATACTTATCTTCTCCATACTTCTCTATAGAATACGTTTTAATCTTCTGTGATGTCTCAATCGTTTTATATCTAGCCCAGGCTGTTATGAATGTACCTATTGGTATATACAATGATTCTCTTTGTTCAATCTCACCAATCTTGTATCTTACTTGCTCGTTAATATCATCCCAATATGGGTATTTGCTTTTCCCTTTAGGGCTTGTAGCAAATTTACCATACAGTGCATTTAACATTAGCTTAGCAAGTGTTCTCATTCCCATGTTTCCATTTTCTGTACTTTCAATCTTCACCTTAATCCATTTGTCTATATAATCTTTAAACAGTCCAACAGTACTTTTGAATTTCCAACCATGGTGCCAAACAATATTGTATACATCATAATGTTCAAAGAACAATTCCAAGTCCACACTTGTTAAGCATAATGTAACATCTATACCATTGCTTGTCGTTAGATATTCTGTAGGGTTAAAATATTCACTTGAGTTTTTTATTTGTATTGTGGGGATATATCCCTCTTTCAATTCAAAGTTGCATGTGAATATCTGCACATACAGATTATAAATCTTATCCTCTTTATATCTCCCCTCAAAATGTATACCCTCACCGTATGGTAATGGTCTTTCATACATAACACTTGGGTATAAAGAATTGACATCTAATACTATACCATTATAAGCCGTTTTATTTTTCCAAATGGGGTTAAGATAAGTAAAGCCACCTTTATAGCTTAATCTCACATCTTCATCATAGCGACATTTGGGAAACCATTTCTTAAAATTCTTTTCTCCAACAATAGTTTTGTAATCACTCAGTGCATTACTTCCTTGAGTCATTTTTGTTAAGTTTTGTGAGAATAAAGTTTCTAATGCTTTTGCGACTATTTCAACATCATTTCTAAGATAGTCAGCTTCTTCCTTTGTTAGAATATGATTCACTTCTCTATACTCAGTGTAATCTAGCTCTAATTTTCTAATATTAAGATTGAAAGATTTAGCAATGACTTCTACAGAGAATGGGAGTATCTTAAGCGAATCAATTATTTCTACAGCATTTCCATTTTCCAATTTTATATACATAGAATAGAAAGCTCCCATACTGCTAATTAATGTGGTAAATTGGCCATTATCCATTCCACGTTTTTCCTTTACATGCACATATCCATGACTGAAAAGATAATTCAGTATAAACTCACCATCAAATTTTAGGTTGTGGAAATAAAGAGTTGTCTTTTCATTCTGTAATTCAAGAAAATGAAATAGCCAATCGATTGAATTACCATATATGAAGTTATCCAATGAAAATATTTCGAATAATCCTACAGCCCATACACGGCAATCTTCGGGGTCAGTTGTTGTTTCAAAGTCAGCACTAAAAATCACTTTGACATACCTCCTATCTAATATAATTTATTGAATTGTTCGTCTCCTAAATATTCACTCCAATGATTCAATATTGATTCAACTCTTAATTCCAGTTCAATAGGATCACTGATGAATCCTATTTCTAATATTGGGTCGTCAAATTGTGCATTGAACATTTCTTCGCCATCAATTTCTCCAATTATTTTTCTCATTGGTTCTGCATATTCCCCAAGAAAATCTAAAGCATTAAGATAGTTTTCTTTATATCTTTGATACTTAGCTTGTCTAAATTTATCCCATGCTTGGGTATCTACACTTTCCTTGAATTTACTCCAATTTCTTTTTGTAATGTTTTTGAAATTAAATACTTTAGGTTTAAGATTTTCTCTTTCCAAGATACCTAATTCTCTGTTTTGTGTATCACCAATTCTTTCAGCAACTTCTTTTGCTCTTGCTCGATTGATACGATTAACTTTTAACTTCAGCTCATGGACTTCATATTTTGTTGATTCCACACCATGCTTGTTTACAACTTTTTCTAATGCCTTAGGTTTGAATACTCTTTCAACTTGATTGTGAAAGTTTCTTAAGTCTCTTGCTGTTGTAATCTGTTTCTTCATCTCTTTGACACTTGTCTTTGTTGGTAGATAATCTGTATCAATACCTTGCTTCTTTAATTTTCTGACTTCACGAGATATCTTATTGTTGTATCTCTGTACATCTCTTTTTAACTTATCTTGTTGAGCCTTGCTCCATCTAATCTTAGGTTGTCTTTGCATAATATTTCCTCACCATCTAATAACATATAAAAACCACGTTTTTCAATCTGTGTATAAAGTTGAATAAAACCAAGAATATCACAGTTGATTAAAATACCAAATCTATTTGTTAGACTTTCATTAATCTTATCTCTATGTTGTTTTTCTCTATTGAGGAATTTAGCTTTATTCAGTTCACTGCTGAAATACAAAACTATTCTACTTCCTAGTTTTATCCTATAAGGACTTTTTCTAAGATTATAGCAAATTCCATTTCTTGTTAAATCTTTCATTGTGTTCTCCTTTCTGTTAAATAAAAGAGAGGTTTCCCTCTCTTTGGTTATGCAAGTTCCAAATCGTAGAAAGTATTTCCACTCTTTGCTTTTCCACTTGTAATAACAAGGGGCATTTCTAAGATTGTTTCCATTCCTAAATTATCAATCATGTCTTTTAGACTTCCAATAATTGTCGGTGAGTTTGAGCCAATGTAACCAATGTTTGTTTCTAGGATGACATTCTTAGTTTTTGTCTGATTAATGACTTCACCTGTCGCTTCATCAGTTTCAATGACTGTACCCTCATAGATTACATAATTTGTTAATTTAAATTCACTTCCTACTGCTTCTTTAGCACTTACACCTGTATTTGTATTGACAGCTTTATAAGCTCCAATCTTATCTAAACTTGTTTCAATAATATTTTTCTTTAATTGTTTCATTATTCTTCGTCTCCTTTTTCATCCTCTAATACTGTAGCCATTTCCATGAATGTTTCTTTTTCAACACCATATTTAACCTTGTGTTCAATAACATCAGTTACAAAGATAACTTTATTTTTACCATATACTTTCTTTAATTCCTTTAATGCTCTTTCTTCTGTCATTGAATTTGCTAAAACAGTAATTGGTTCTAATGGTACTTCAGTGATAGCAACTCCAATTTCTCTTTTAATTTCTACACCCTCAATAACTTGATACGTAACTGTTCTTACAACATAATCTTTTTTGTTCATAATTTTCTTCTCCTTTATCTTGAACTTAAATTTTATGGAAAGTCAAGCATGCGACGGACAATCCTTATATAAACTTTGGAATAACTTAGAGATAGTTTTAACGTTGAATGTTTGAGAATATTTTAGTTTTAATTCTTTCTTTAATATTCAATTTTCTTTACCATGTAAGCTATCCTTTCCACATCTTTATATTAACATATCTAGGTAGAAAATGCAAGCAAAACTTTGAATATTTTTCAATTATTTGTTTTATAATGCTATATATGCTATAATATACTAGAAAGGAGGTATAGCAAATGACACCAAACGAAATTGTAAGTGTTGTTCAAAGTGTTGGCTTTCCTATCGTGATGGTTGGTGCTATGGGGTGGTTTGTCTATTATATGTATAACAAGTTCATGGAAGAAATGGAGGAACAGAGAGATTCCCATACTAAGGAGATTCATGAATTGCAAACAGCAATAGACAACAATACCATAGCTTTGACTAAGTTAATCGAAAAGATTGATAGTGGAGGTGGCAAAAATGCTTAAGGGAATTGATATCTCACATTTTCAAGATACGACTGTTCGTTATCAGGATTATGACTTCATTATCATGAAAGCAAGCGAGGGTGCTAATTGGACAGACCCACGAATGAAACAACATTTAATTGGAGTACAGTGCAATTGTAAATTGTATGGTTTCTATCATTATGCAAGACCGGAATACAATTCTGACGCTAAGGTCGAAGCTCGACATTTTGTAGAAACAATTAGACCCTATGTTGGGGATTGTCTACTTGCTTTGGATTGGGAAGGTAATTCACTTAAGTATCCAATCAGTTGGGCAAAGCAATGGTTAGATGAAGTCTATAGATTGACGGGAGTTAGACCGGTTATCTATGTTCAAGAATCCGAAATAACTAAGCGTGATTATTCATCTATTGCTAAAGGAAATTACGGCTTATGGGTTGCTAAGTGGAGCAAGAATACTCCAAAGACAGGTGTGTGGAAATTCTATGCACTATGGCAATATCAAGGAAGTCCATTGGACAAGGATTATTTTCAGGGTAGCGTTGAGCAATTTAAGAAATATTGCAAAGTAGATGGAAAACCTACAAAGCAGTATTACCCAACATGTCCAAGAAATGAAACTTCTATTATTGATTACCTAAAGTCTATCAGCACTGATAGCTCACTAGACAATCGTCGTAAGATTGCTAGCAAGAATGGAATCAAGAATTATGTTGGAAATTATGAACAGAATGTAAAGTTGCTTGCATTAGCTAAAAAAGGAAAGTTGGTAAAATAGCATGCCTTGGATAAGCAAACAAGGTGGTCTTACAAGACCGGAGATGGAAAACAACGCTGACATAGTTATTAATTACTATCGCTCTCGAGGATACAATGACAATACTATTGCAGGGTTATTAGGTAACATGCAAGCTGAATCTTCCGTAAATCCCGGTCGTATAGAAGATGGTGGAGGTGGAGGATATGGATTAGTCCAATGGACTCCAATGACCGTATTAATTGACCACGCTGAGAAACTAGGATTAAGTGATTGGGACAATGGTGATACACAGCTTATTGTTATTGAGGGAGAAGTAGTTGGAGTAAGTGGAATTAACGAATGGTACTCTACAGAAGCCTTCATCTCTAATTATTATAACAGTGGAGCAACTCCGGATATGATTGGTAAGACGGGTGCAGACTTCCTATTCAATACGATGAATTGGTCAGCCGATAAATTGGCAGTTCAATTCATGGCAAGCTATGAAAGACCATCTTATGACCCCGAGGTCAACCACTATAAAAAGCGTATGCAATACGCTTTGGAATGGTTAGATTACATGGGTGGAATCATTCCACCGATTCCAACAAAAAAGAAGAAAAATAAAATACCTATATTCTTATTATTAAAAATGAAAGGAGTGTTATAATGGCACGTTTAACAAAGGAAGAACATGATAAAATCATGGACAGACTCATGGGTGATGAGCAAAATGATGAAGTAGACGAATTGATTCGTAAACTTCGTGCTGATTTTGATGAATCATTGAGAGTCGATAAAAAAGAAGCTAAAGAAGATGTTGAAGATAGAGGAGATAAAGAAGTCAGTCGTAGAGAAGTTGAAGATTCCTACAAGGAAAAATATGATGACCTTTATCGCAAATATAAAGAACGTTTCTTAGACGCTAAAGAAGAAATGAAAGAAGCAAAAGAAGAACAAAAAGAAGATGTAAAAGAAGATTCAAAGAAAGGCAAGACATATGAAGAATTATTCAAGGAAAAGGAGGTAAAATCATATGGCAACTAAACCTAAAATCGTATCGCAACAAATCAATCCCGTTGATGCATTGAACACTATTCGTGCTAATGCTTCGGCAACATACCAAGAATTAGTACCATTCGCAGATGGAAGCGTAGAACAACTACGTGAAATTGGTGAAATCGTCATGACTTATGACGCCGTTCGAAATGAGTTCTTGAGCGCATTATACAACAGAATTGGTCGTGTATTGATTACATCTAAGATGTATGATAATCCTTGGGCTGTATTTAAAAAAGGAATGTTGGAGTTTGGAGAAACTATTGAAGAAGTATTCGTAAACATTGCAAAGGTATTCCAATATGACCCTAGCAATGCTGAAACAACATTATACAAGAGAGTCATTCCGGATGTCCGTTCAGCATTCCACTCAATGAACTTTCAAAAGTTCTATGAAAACACAATCTCTAATGACCAATTAAGACAAGCCTTCTTAAGTTGGCAAGGCATTACTGATATTATCGCTCGTATTGTAGACAGTATGTATACGGCTGCAAATTATGATGAGTTCTTGATGATGAAATATCTAATCGCTAGATTGGCACTAAATGGTAATATCAAGCCAATTACAATTCCATCATTGGACGCTACAAATGCTAATAGCATTGTAACAGCAATTAAAGGCGTATCAAATATGTTTGAGTTCTTATCTACAGAAAACAACATTAACGGTGTCTACACTCATACACCAAAAGCTGACCAATATGTTATTGAAACAGCAAACTTCAACGCAGTCATTGATGTGGAAGTATTAGCTAAAGCATTCAACATGGACAAGGCTCAATTCACAGGTCGTCAAGCTATGGTTAACCAATGGACTTTCGCTAATGATGAAATGTTAAGATTGAAAGAATTGTTCACTTTAAGTGATGGAACAATTGACCCAACTTATCATGAGTTCACAGAAGATGAAGTCGCTACATTGGAAACAATTCAAGCGTTGTTAGTTGATAGAGACTTCTTAATGTGTTATGATAACTTTGTTAACTTTACAGAAGCGTACAACGCTAAAGGATTATATTGGAACTATTTCTATCACACTTGGAGAACATTCTCAGCGTCACCATTCCACAACGCAGTTCTTTTCACAACTGATACAAGTGAAGTTACAAGTGTAACAATTAGTCCAAAAACTGTATCTGTTCAAAAAGGAGCAAGTACTCAATTTACGGTTACCGTAGAAGCTAGTGGTTTTGCTAAGAAAGATGTTGCATATACTGTTAAAGGAGCAACTTCACCTAATACAATGATTACTTCTCAAGGATTATTAACAGTTGGTGAAGATGAGGAAGCTACAAATTTAACTATCACAGCTACTTCTGTTTATACACCCGGTAAGTCAGATAGCGCAACTGTTACAATTACAAAATAGAGGGAATAACTTCCCTCTTTCATAAAAGAAATGAGGTTATGAAATATGAATTTTGTACCAAATACAAATCTTAGATTGTTAAAAGGTGTACCTTTAGATAAGGAATACCAAAACACTATCATGTTTGCTAATGCTAGTGCTCAGCAATCTTACTTCAACTCAAAACTTGTGCAATCATTTGATGATTTTACTTATCAAAGATTACAGAAATATTGTGTTGTTGGAGTGAATGCTGAACAGCTATACAATGTGAATTATATGATGTTCCAAAATACAAATTTTGGTAACAAATGGTTCTATGCGTTTGTAACAGATGTTGCTTATCTTTCGCAAACTTCTACAGCAATCACGTTCGAAATTGATGTATTTCAAACATGGCTATTTGATTACAAATTAATGAGTTGCTATGTAGAAAGAGAACATGTATCCAATGATAGCATTGGAGCTCATATTGAAGATGAAGGAATTGGCTATGGAGATTACATTACCTACTCACGTGTTGACAATGAAGATACAGGAATCAGTGATTGCAACTTTGTTGTAGCTAGTACAAGAAGTATCACAGACCCTAGCGTAGAAGATACAAGTGGTGGAATTTATGATGGCGTATTCAATGGTGTTAAATATTATGCGTATAGTTCGGCAAGTGATTTGAAGAAAGCCCTAGCTAATTTCAAGGATTACACAGACTCTATAACAGCTATATTCATGGCACCTAAAATGTTGAGTACATTTGAAGCAGGCTCACATCTAGTCAAGGAAAGTGGAGCTTACAATCGTGGCTCATTTTTTGGAAGCAGACCACTTAATTTTGGTGGCTATGTTCCTAAGAATAACAAATTATATACCTACCCTTACACTGTTATGAATGTAATCAATAACAATGGTGGAGGTATGGCATTACGCTATGAGTTATTCAAAGACCCAACAAGTTGTGAAATCATTATTGAGGGTGTATTGAACAAAGGTACTTGTCTTATCTGTTTCCCAAACAATTATAAGGGAATAACAGACAATAGAGAATATCAATTGACATTGCCACCTTATGCAAACTGTGAATGGGTAAATGATGTCTACTCTACATGGCTTACACAAAATACTAGCAATATTGGATTGACTACATTAGGTGCAACGGGAGCCGTTGCATATGGAGCATTGACGGGTAATCTATTAGCAGTTGGTGGAGGACTTGCCACAGCTATGAACACATTAGCTAACATGGATAAGCAAGACAAAATACCAAATGAAATTCGTGGTGGACAAGGTGGAAACTATATGCTAACAGGTGCTAGAAAGAATCGATTCGAATTGTACAATCAAACAATCACAGCGCAATATGCTAGAATGATTGATGATTACTTTACAATGTTTGGATACCGAGTTGCCAGAGTTAAAGTGCCAAGCACGACATCACGCAAGTATTGGAATTATGTTAAAACAAGCAATGCTATTGTCACGGGAAATATCCCAACTGATAGTAAAGACATCATTCAAAATTGCTTGAACAAAGGAATCACATTCTGGCATGATACAGATGTTGGAAACTATAACAGAACAAACTCAATTGTGTAGAAAGGAGAAATAAAAATGAGTAAAAATAATTTAACAGATGAAGCGTTTTATCTCAACCAGGCTACTTATATAGAGATTGTTCAAGACTTAATGTTAATGACTGTTTCTCGTTATGAATGGTTTGGGTTACCAAAAGAAATTGATTATAGATTTTTAGAATATATCCTTACTACAAATGGAGTTGCAATTTTCTTCTATGATGATGTATTGCAAGAATATGCATGTTTGCAGTGTACATACGGTGGAATGTACGACATCTATCAAATTCCAACAGACCGTAGAGCCTATGCAGTCAATGGTTATAACAAGAAGTTAGATGAAACTGATTCAGTATTCATCTTCAATAATTTCTTGAGAACTAGTGAAATGCCTAAGATTATTAATAGTGCAAAGAGAATCTATGAAACTCAAAGAGCCATTGATGTTAATGTCAAAGGACAAAAGACACCAATCATTATTCGTTGTGATGAGAAACAAAGATTGACTCTTAGAAATCTATATATGAAGTATGACGGAAATGTCCCTTTTATCTTTGCCGACAAGCAATTAGACTTAGACTCAATGAAAGTTTTGAAAACTGACAGTCCATTCGTAAGTGATAAATTGGAAGATTTGAAAAAGACACAATACAATGACTTCTATACAAAGATTGGAGTAAGTAATTCTAACATTACAAAGAGAGAAAGAGTTAATACTGATGAAGTTACGACTAATCTTGGTAGTGTAGAAATGCACAAGCAACTAGGATTGATTGCAAGACAACAAGCATGTGAACAAATTAATGAAATGTTTGGATTGAAAGTAAGTGTAAAATTTAGAGATATTATGCCAAAAGAATATTTAGGAGATGGAGATATGGAATACGAAGAAACAGAAGATGAAGAATTGGAAAGGAGTGAAGAATAATGAGTGTATATACAACCCAACTAAGGTGGATTATTGAAAATGGGTATGATTTGGGAATGAAAGATTACCCAATCTTTGATGAAAGTCATAGAGAAGAACTTAACAAGAAAATCATTGACCATTACTATCTTAGAGAGATTGGTTTTGAAACAGTTGGATTATTCAAGAGATATCTTAATGTAAGATTGAATGAGATTATGCCATATTACAATGAATTGTACAAGACAATTGCCATTGAATATGATATAATCAATACAACGGATATCACAGAAACTCACACAAGAGATAACCAAAGAACATTACAAGGAACACAAGATGTCACAAGTAATAACAGTGGAACAAGTTCAACAACTAACAAAGGAAAGAATGTTGAAAGTGAAACACCACAAGGATTATTGAGTATCGATAGTATCGAAGGTAATGTTTATGCTAGTACGGCTGATTTTAATGTAAGTAGTGAACAGTTAAATACAAGTAATGACAACACAACACAAGGTACAGAAAATAAAACAGACAATACTAAAGAAAACATTACAATCAATCGAAAAGGTTTTGGTGGTAGTCCAACTGAACAAATTATTCTTTACAGAAAAGCTATAGTTAACATAGATTTACAAATCATAGAGGAATTGAATGATTTATTTATGTTGCTATGGGAATAGAAAGGAGAATAGAATATGCAAAATAACGGGATACAAAATTTTAAATTTTGGTGTCAAAAGGTGCTGCCTTTGGTATTCGATGATAGTTTGAGCTATTATGAAGTATTATGCAAGTTAAGTTCTAAACTTAATGAGGTTATCAATAGTCAAAATGCAATCGTCAATGAAATGGAACACTTTGAAGAAGTTATAAAAAATGATTTGATTGAAATATTAAATCAAATGTTAAAAAATGGTGAATTATATTTAGAAACAACTTATGATGAAAATACAAAAACATTAAAATTTATATTTGGAGGTATAAACAATGGAAGAATTAGCAATATTAACAATAACAGATGACAAAGGAACAACGTCATACAAAATTATTGATCAAGACGCTCAAACGTCTATTGAACAAATTAATACAAACTTATCATCAGCTGTTAGGGATGTTAAATTAGTAGGAACTTATACAGAAGCAACAAAAACTTTAAATCTAAAATTATCATTAACAAAAATAGGAGGATAACAAATGGACAGTAAAATAATACAATCAATATCAACAGATAACTTGTATCTTATTGATGGAATGATTTACAATAATTTAAATGATATTGATGAAAATAATTTAGCGTTAAATATGAACATTCTCATTGGTGGTAAAAATGGTGGACTATTTAATGTAACAAATACACCACCAACAATAATTGATTATGTTGTAGGAAATTTTACATTAAAAAGAATAATTGATGATAATATTATTAATGTTGAAGCATTTGGAGCAAAAGGAGATGGTGTAACTGATGATACTAAAGCTCTACAAAATGCCATTAATTATTCTAGTAGTAATAATATTAACATTAAATTAACAGGAGATTACGTAATTACAAAACCTCTTATTTTAAAAGAAACATGTTGCTTATATGGTGGTATTTATAACAATGAATACAATAAACGCTCTTCTATTATAAGCAATGTATCAAACACATTTGAATTAAGTGAAAGAGTCGTAGGTGTAGTATTAGATGGTATATTATTTAACGGTAAAAATATGTGCTTTAATTCACTAAATGAAAATGGAGTTCTAGCGTGGGGGGTAATAAAAAATTGTGGTTTTATAAATTTTACAAATGTATTTAATTTATTTATTCTTGGTACAAAAATTCATGATGTATTTATAAATTATGTGCAAAGTTCTGGTATTTTAATTGGTTCCGATAATTTTATAAGTAATTGTTTTATTAATAATAATAATAATACAAATACGGGTACTTTATTAACTCTCAAAAACTTCAATTTATCAAGATTAACCAACATTTATTTTACAGGAAAAGATAAAACATTGACAGGGACACCAAATTTATTAAATATACAAGGTACATGCTCAAATTTAGAAATAAATGGTTGTTTTTTTGATTTATCAAATGGATATGCAGTAAATATAAATGGTGCTGTATATGACTTTCCAAAAAGTGGTTGTACTAATATTACTTTTATTAATTGTCTATTTAGAGGAAATTGTCAAGATATTGATAGCACTATCGCAAGTAATGTAATAAATGTATCAAATGCAAGAAATATATCTTTTATTACAAATGCATTTAAAGATGTAGGCTCATTAGGTTCATCAATGAACCCAAATTCAAAAATATTCAATTTCATTAATACTGTTCAAGGTATCTTATTAGAATCAAACTATTATGAAATACCCTACAGCGCTAACAATGATGAAAATATTTCTATGCTAGAAACATTCCCATATAAAGCAAACAATTGGGGTATACAAAGTACTACTGTAAATAAAATTAATCTACAACATGCTACAGTTACAACAGATGGTACTTATGGTAGTGCAATTGTTAGATTTAATAAATATTATAGTGAAACACCAATTGTATTTTGTAAAGTAAAAAGTACAACTATAATTGCATTAGTAAATTCAACAACATCAAAACAAGTAGAATTAATATTTAGAAAAATAATAGATTCGCAACCGGTAACTTCTACCACTTTAGAAATTGATTTATTTATGGTTGAAAACGTTT